GGCCGGGCTGGCACCGTTCCATTTTACGGTTACGATGCCCGGTTTTAATCGTGGCGTGATAGCGCGCCGGGGCAGTCAGCGTGTAGAACTCGCCGATAAAGCCCATTTCATTGCAGATGTTTTCAAAGCCACGAATACGGGTCATCAGCTCGCAGCGGCGGATCGCCGGGTTGGCCACGCTGCCGTCGTATTTCTCAATCAGGCTGATGCGGTTGCCTTCTTCGTCTTCCAGCTCCATTCCCTTCAGAAATTCACGGGTGCGGCGCTTCTGCTCGCGCCACTCTGAAACGGTCGTGCTGCTGGCGTAGGGGGTGTGTTTTTTGCTGACGTTAGCCTGGGCAATCTGAAGATGCTCACGCCATGATGCGGCCACGCGGCGCAGTCGGCCTTTCCACCATCTTTCCGTCTGCATACGCATGATCGCCGGGGTAACTTCCTCCGGGTCAAACAGCCGCGACGTGACTTTATCCCACAATGGCGGCGTCTGGCTCAGCTCGCGGGTGATGGTGGCGGCAGTCATGTAAACGCGGTGCGTGTATTTGTAATCTGACTCGTCGCTGGACTGCGCGTGAGCCTGTACCAGCTCGGCGAGGATGAAATTAGCCACATCCCCGGCCAGCAAATCGACGTCGGCGCGAGCCATATCCGGCAGTCGGTTGAAGCGGCGCATCAGCTCCCATAGCTGACCACCTGCGCTGGCCGCGCCATCCTGTTTAGTGGCATTACCTGCCAGCAAGTTAAATGCGCCGCCGCTCATTTCACGGAGGCGATATTGAGCGTTAACGGTTTCGACGCGTGGCAATGTGCGCTCAACGAAGGTTTTCGTTAAGTACGCATTGGCACGCTCAATACCCTGTGTTTTTTCCAACTCACTAAACCGACGCTTTACATCAATCTGAATCAGCGTCGGTTGCTTTTCGAGTAGTTCCTGCGCACGCACTAAAGCCGCAATCATCTGAGTGCGGCTGTGCATTTCCTCATAGGTTGGGTATGGGCTGGCAATGGCTTCCCGTGGAGCATTCCACGGGTAAGCGTATGCTTGCGGCACATCAGAAATAGTATTAGTTTCTTCGCTGATATTAAGAAGGGAGGCATCCAATGGAACCGGAATCATCTACTCAACGCCCTTATTACGCCGAGAATATTCATTTTCTGGATGGCGTGAGAGCGCCTCTACGCGCTGTAAGACTTTTATCAGCGCACGACATGTATGCTGCTTGCGACGCGTTTTTGGGTCAGACACAAAACTACCGACCAGAGCGCTGGCTTGGCTCAAAATCCAGTCGAGACGATCTTGTTCGTCTTTTCGTATGGAGTTTTGGAGCAGAGTGGCTACCTCACGGAGAATGGAAAGGCTCAGTTCAGCGCGCATTGAATAGCGTGCGCCAACAGCTAATGAGCAACCGTAGACACGAATTCGATGAGTGGGACGATTGGGAATCTCTACAGTCAGATATTCACATTTCGCTTCAAGCGACTCGCAAGACTGTTGAGTTTTTCTGCGCGGGCGACCCGCGATTTCTGCCAATGCAGACAGACCTGTTCTTGGTTCCTGATCACTTCGGGAAATTTCTTTGCTCACTTGTTGCCGGCACTGTGAGTCCGGCATGGATCGCAACGGTTGATAGCGAAATGACACCGGGATGCCGTAATGGGCTGCATCCGATTTATGCTGAACGTGAGATTTAGAATTGCTCATGCCGCACCGCCTTTGCGTGCATTGCCGTATCTTTCTTCGATGTCCTGGCAGTAAACGCAGCGTGTCACTCCATTAATGGCGCGGCGACGTTTTTCAGGGATAGGAGCGTTGCAGTCTTCACAGAAAAATGCAGATACACCGACAGGTCGATTAGTGATTAACGCAATGTTGCGAGTCAGCATTTCATCGGTGCGCTGTTGCACGATGTCCATTGAGTCAGTCATTAGTGCGCCTCCTCAATCTGAGCCTGAATTTTTTCCGCTTCCTGATTAAGTAGCTCGGCTGCTTCGACACAGGTTAATTCTTCCCGACGAATTTTCGAGGCCAGGATGTTAAGGCGACATATCATGAGGTCAGCACGACCGCGGCGTTCCTCACGACGAGCATCATTCAGCATCATATCGAGTTCAATATATGAAGCAGGTTTATTGGTAGCAGATGATTTATTCAGCATGTGATTTTCCTTTCTTCAGGCAAAGCGAATCCCGGCGGGTTTACGCCAATTAATTGCTTTGGGTTATTTAGCTTAAAAGAGTCATTCGTTTGGGAAACAAACTCACAACGGCTTTCAGCTGGTTCATTGCGCGAATCAACGCGTTTCTTTCATCAGTAGTGAGATCAGTAAAATCGGCTGAGTGCCGGTCTTTACCGATGTTTGCCAGAAAGAAAATGGCACTTAAAGCACGCCTGTTATCCTGATAATTGCTGTCAGTCACATCGCGCATTTCAGCAATAAAACGGGCTACATCTTTTTCACAATTACCGCCCATCAGTTGAGCCCGAAGCAGAGCTACATGATTCAACGCGGCAACACGTTGACCGGCTGTTAGTTCGACCAGCATGGAATCGCCTTCGATAGCCATGATTTGCTCCTCTTAGGTAATGCCTGTGCTTTGATTTCTGAAGCTGACGGCGTTACTGGATTCCAGCGCTTACCGTTTTCTCCCATGATCCAGCCGTGTCCATAAGACATAGATGGGCTTTGGCGTTTAAGCCTTGCTGCCAATGAGATCATGATTACCACTCAACTCATGCCAAATGATGCACCGATGCCGCTGATGGCATCGACAGTTGAGGACAGTGCCGGGTTAGCCTGAATACGCGCTTGTACTGCCATTGCGGCCAGTGTTAAGCAGCGAATACCGCTATTAACATTTTGCAGCAGGCCGCGTTTACAGTTGGCAGTCATAGGTTCTGTAGAGGTTGCACCAGCTGCTAACTGGCCTACTTCTGCGGTGGCTTTCATGACATATAGGGGAAATTTTTCATCTGCGACTTCATTTACCGGCACACAGGGGAGGCACTGGATTTGCGCCAACAGGCCATCAACCAACGTTGCATCCTCAGTGACATCGGTAAGGGCTAAAACCTCTAAGACGGTAAGCTGATGTGGCTGGTCTGGATTCAGTTTGTTACGTAGCGTTTGCGCACGCATGCCGGACTGCTTAGCGACGTCTTCCATGTTGTGAGCTAAGGCGAATTTACGACAAGCATCGTCGTAATGGGTATGGGTAGAAACCTTGAAATCAAACATGCTCAGATCCTTCTTAACTTGCAAAATCAAGTTATGGTTTGATGTAGCGGCATTTGATTGCTTGTTGGCGGTTCTTCTCACGCCATGCAGCAACATTGATAAGCGGATTGCCATGTTTCGTCATGGTGGTTTCTACCACTTCGCCGGTCTTACGATTAGTGCGGTTCTGCGTGTAGGTGAAAGATGGAGTAGGGGCAAGCAAGACAACGCCATTAGCAATCCATTTCTCCAGCACAGACAGGCTGATGCGGTTGGCTGCAGCAAAGTCCTGCTTAGACATGGTTGGGGATGTGGCGAGCGTGACGGCTTTGTTTACGGCGTCGTTTACCGCTTCGCTGATGGCTGGCATCAAAATCGCTGCGACATTGGCAATAAAATCTTGAGATTGCACTAAGTCAAATGCGTTCTGGCTGTTTGCATTTTCAGTATGCATAACGCAATATCTCCAGTTAAATAACGTGTTCTACGGTGTTACATGTGGTGTGTACATACGTTAGATCACAATTGTGCTCATGTAAACTACTTTTGTGGTTGGTTATGTATGCCTAACTTAGAGTCAAATGCCCAAGAAGTGATTGAGAGGTTACTTTCGGCTTATGGTGTAACGACACAGCGTGCACTGGCTGAAGCCCTCAATGTTCCCTCAAATAACGTAAGTGCATGGTCACAACGTAATAGCGTGCCTGGTAGCGCGATTATTAAGTGCGTGCTTGATACCGGCGTAGATCTGCAATGGCTTTTGAATGGAAAGCTTGCAAATGCAAACTTGGAGCGAACTATAGAGCTGCCTTCTGGCGAAGCTCTTTTGAAGGAAATCACATCCAATGGTGGCAAAGCAGTGCTGCGCAGAATCATGGATGCATATGGTTTCACCCTTCAAAAGCAACTTTGCGATCTGCTTGGCATATCATCCGGCACAGTAAGTACGTGGGTACGCAGAAATTATTTTCCTGGAGATGTAGTAGTGACTTGTGCACTCGATACAGGTGCCTCATTAGAGTGGCTCGCTACAGGGAAGGGTAAGCATCACAAAAATTGTCTTAAAGATTTAAGTGGTCATGAGATCCCGCATAAGAATTTGGCAGCAGGTGTGTTAATTGATAGCGGGACTTGGTTAGCAGATTTTAGCTTCATTAAACAACCAATTATTGAACCAATATTTATTTCAGGTAACGTCGAGGCATGGATAGTAGACCAGAGTGTTAAAGACATAAGTAACGGCCGCTGGCTAATTGGC